ACGATTTACAATATCGTAATACCAGCGAGTGTATTTGTTAGCAAAGAACAGCATAGTCATGTATTTAGCGGTTAGATTGACTACAAATTCAAAAGCCAGTATAATTACAAAATGGACGAGTTATTTCAAAGATTAGATCAGGCTGAAAAAGCCATAGCTACTGTTAAAAACAAAGTAGCCCGCCGCGATCTGCTTAAAATGACACGGGCAGTGGATCAAGCTATTGTGGCCGCTGATATGGAAAGTGTAGAATGTCGCAGACTTAAACGAGAAACAAGTCGCTATAAAGAGCTAGTACAGAAAGTTAACAACTTGCTTACCAATTTAGAACAACACATAACCTTTGCCAACCTACTTGGTTGACCTTACTCAAACTTTACTATACAATAAAGACTATGGCTAAATCAAACGAAATCAAAAGACTAAACCCCAAGGGTGCTGAAACCAAGTATGTGGGCTTTGAACCCGAGTGGAAATTCCAGCCCACTGAGGAAAACCGCATCAGCAGTTTTGCTAATGCGTTCCAGTGGTACAACTATCACTATGGCAAAAAAGATGCCAAGGAAATGCTGTGCCATTATTTAGAACATAATAATCGTAAGGTAGATGCCAAGACCATGCGTGGCATTCCAGATAGTCAAATTCGTGTTACTCCAGCCTGGGTGTGTCGTATGACCTTGCTTGGACTCATGCTCAACGAACATGAACAAGGCATTGTTGACGAACAAATCAGTGCAATGCTCAAAGTCAAACAAGAAAAGAAACGTGAACAAAGTGAAGTTGATGCTGATACCGCAGTAGCCAAACTCACAATCCAAGATCATTTGCGTGAAAAAGTGAGTGAATGTTGTGGCGAACTTGAAGGCATGTTTGATGACTTTGTTGTAGCTGGCGCTAAAATGTCAGCCGACTTTAGTCCAATCAAACTCATGCGTGGTATGAATATTAGCCCTAACATGGTCGGAACGGTATCAGCTGTTTGGGAATTACGCCTAGCTGAATTCAACGAAGTGCTCAAAGGTGAAGATGCTGATCTAGTCGAAGGCTACAGTCACCTTACAAAAATACAACTTAAAAATTGTGTAAAATTTTGCGAAACTGTGATCAATGACTGCAACAGTTATGTTCAGCTTAAAAAAGTAGAACGCAAGCCACGTGCCAAGAAAGCCATAAGCCCAGAAAAGTTAACACGCAAATTTAAGTTCTTGCGAGAATTTGAAGAGCTTAAACTCAAATCAGAACCAGTTACCAAACTGGTTGGTGCTTCTGAAGCATGGTTATATGACACAGCAAAACGACGTTTGATTCATGTCATGGCCGATAGCCATATTGGTACCTTTACAGTCAAAGGCAGTGCAATCGCAGGATTTGATACTCTAGCAACGGTACAAAAAACACTTAGAAAACCAGCTGAGCAAATCAAAGCTGTTATCGGAGGTGGAAAACCAGCGGCTCGCAAAGCATTTGGCGAAATCAAAGCCACAGAAACTAAATTTAACGGTCGCGGCAATGATAATTTGATCATACTCTGGGCTTGGTAAACAGCTAAATACAGGGAACACGGAGCTTCCTTACATGGCCTTAGAAAATCAATCCAGCTTAGATACATTAAAACAAAATCTTATCGATTATGTACGTCTACAACTAGGCGATCAAATCGTTGACATTGAGCTAGATGCTGAACACTATGAAGCAGCTTATCAACGTACCATTGGGGTGTATCGCCAGCGAGCACAAAATGCCTATGAAGAAAGTTATATCTTCATGGAGTTGGTAACCAACGTAAACATCTACGACTTGCCACAAGAAGTACAAACAGTGCGCCAGATTTTCCGAAGAACCTTTGGCGACTCAACTGGTCCGTTTGCGTCAAACTTTGATCCGTTCAGTCAGGCCAGCATGAATGTTTATTTGATGAACTTCAACGTGGCTGGTGGTCTTGCTACCTATGATTTTTACAGTCAGTATGTGGAACTGGCTGGACGTATGTTTGGTGCCTACATGAACTATACCTGGAATCCAGTTACAAAGAAATTACAGCTAATCCGCGACCCCAAAGCTACAGGTGAATCAGTACTTCTTTGGTGTTACAATCTCAAACCTGAATTTAATCTCCTAAGTGATTTCCAAATTGTACAATGGATCCGCGATTATATGACTGCTAGTTGTAAATTGATCATTGGTGAAGCACGTGAAAAATTTGGCACCATTGCAGGGCCACAAGGCGGCGGCACCTTAAACGGTACAGCCATGAAAGCCGAAGCACAAACCAGTATGGACAAATTAGTTGAAGAACTTAAAAACTATGTGGATGGATCACAGCCACTCAGCTGGGTAATTGGTTAACACTCACTAGACTTACTCCAAAAATCATGCTATACTCTTAGCATGAGCACATCATTGATGATTGACATAGAAGGTTTAGGAACTGGTCCAGATGCGACCATTTTAACCATTGCGGCCCAGAGCTTTGATCCTTTTGGCAAAGGCTACTATGATCGTTGTTACTATGCTCGTATCACTTTGGAAAGCCAAGAAAACCGTTCAATCCAACAAGACACTATAGACTGGTGGGCTACCCAACCCGAAGCACAAGCTGAAGCATTTATGGAAGAAGGTCGTGTGGATCTTGATCAAGCATTAGATAGCCTATATAAATTAGCCTGGCAACACAAATTTATATTTGCAAATGGACCCACGTACGACATGAACATTCTTGAGCATGCCTACAAATCATACGGCAAAAGTTTGCCTTGGCAGTTTTACAATGTGCGTGATGCTAGAACCATCTACAGCCTATGGCCAGAACTACCTAAACCACCTACTAGTCACCATGCCTTAGAAGATTGTCGCAGGCAAATTGACATGTTACAAGATACATTACGACATTTAAACGTGAAGGAAATTAGATGATTATTGGAATTTGTGGATTGATTGGCAGCGGCAAAGATACTATAGCAGATTACCTACAAAATATTCATCAGTTCCGCAGAGAAAGTTTTGCCAATACACTCAAAGATGCTGTGGCCTCAGTTTTTGGCTGGGACCGTGAACTGCTAGAAGGCCGCACTAGAGAAAGCAGAGAATGGCGTGAACAAGTGGATCCATGGTGGTCAGAACGCCTGAACATGCCCAATTTGACTCCCCGCTATGTACTACAAGTATGGGGCACCGAAGTTGCCCGTAGAAGCTTCCATGACGATATTTGGATTGCCAGCCTAGAAAACAAACTGCGTAAAACGCAAGATGATATAGTAATTTCAGACTGTCGTTTTCCTAATGAAATCCGGGCTATCCGCAATGCTGGCGGTATTGTTATTAGAGTAAAACGTGGACCAGAGCCTGTGTGGTATGAGTTGGCTGAAACGGTAAATCGTGGTCCAGATAAAAATATTAACTGGCGCCTGAGCAAGAATCAACTAGAAACCTATGGAATCCATGCCAGCGAAACAGGATGGATTGGCACTGAGTTTGATGCTGTGATTGACAATAACAGTGACGGATTAGATAATCTTTATACTCAAATTAAACATCTGGTTCAAGATCTCCAACAACCCAAGGCAGATCAGTCTTAGTAATTTCTACCACACAATTCTGACAAACAGTTTTTAAATTTCTAAGCCCAGTATTGTGTAAATTACCATCTACATGATACACCAACAGCTGAGCCGCAAACTTGGCCCTAAACCCACATCGATCACATGTGGGTTTTTTCTTGTATCCAGCTAACTCCCATTGTGGTTTTGCCGGCTTGATTCTACGGCCCTTTCTGATACAGTAATCACACTGACTACGATAATATACTCGGTCATCGCGATAACAATTTATTGCACATGATCGTTGTTTGCAAGTTGGGCACAGGGGTCTCATAGTGATATTTACCATATTTTCAGAACAAAACCTTACTGTAAGGGCAGTGATACGCCATAGTTTTTGAGATAACCGATAAATATCTTTAATTAATAAAAAGGAATTAGTTATGGCCTTACTATCCCCAGGTGTACAAGTCAGTGTAATTGACCAAAGCAATTACACACCCGCTGCTGCTAGCTC